AAGAAACGTGTCGTGGACGTTAGAAATAGCGTAAAATTTAACAAACTACAAAGGCAGTGGAGAGCCGAGTTTGTTAACCTAGTGGTGGGGGCCAGAACTGGCATCCCATGCGATAGGTCAGAGGTCATAGAGCAACAAACAAGACCTGCACAAAAGGCGAGAAACAAGCGGGTGCAAGACAACACTATCGTAACTGGAGGGCAATCATTCTTTTTGAAAGCCGATCCTACCACTTTGAAACTAAAGAATGAAACAGGACTCATGGAACCAAGCCCAGCCAGAGTCATTTCTATGTTTCCAGCGAGCCAGTGTTTAGACCTGGCTCAATTTGTATATTCCTTCAAACTACTGTGTAAGGAACAACATTGGTGGGGCCCTGGCTTAACGCCAGATGAGTTGACGGAAGCGGTCAACGTGTTCGCCACAGGCTACCCAGCGGAGCCAATGGTGAGCGTAGATCTAAGCAAAATGGATGGACATATTAACGCTGACACTCGCTCAGTAGCACAACTGTGCATGTTAAAATATTTTAAGGGCTATGAGGGGGTCCTGAAGGCTATCTTCAAAAGGGACTCTCGAAATGTCTCTACCAACGAGGCAACTCAGTTAAGTTATGCTACAATGAGCGAACAAGGCAGTGGTAGCAATTTAACAACTGAGAGTAACACCCTTGTCTCCGGCTTTCTAGATTATGCGAGATTGAGGTCTGAAGGGAAAACTACGAAAGTGGCTTTCTCGATGGTGGGCCCCAAGTATGGTGATGACTCACTGTGCTACGGAAACGCAGAGAGCATTAAAAAGGGATATGGTTCTTTTGGGTTCGAAGTCACTATTGACACGGTAACTAGAGGTGATCCAATTCCCTATCTATCGAGATTGTTTGTGCCTGACATGGGGACTATGAGTAGTATAGTTGATACTAACCGGGCCCTAGGCAAACTACATCTCGGAACTAATTCCTTATACTCTAATAATACTAATCTCTATAATCGCTTAAATGGGTATAACACCACAGACGGTGAGCTACCAATCTTCAAAGAGCTAACTAACCTTGTAACCAGAACGGCTAACAAAAACGAGCTATTGGAGGTGGAAGCTTTACAAAGCTACTCGTCTGGCGGAGGCAGTTATCCTAGTCATCTAAGTATGGACCAGAAGTCTGACATCATGTGTCAACAGCTGGGAATCGATCAAGCACAACTAGAGAAAGTGCAGGAAGATATTGAGAGTGCTAACGGCATTGAGGAACTATTACACGTAATTCCCAGTGCACCTAACACGTTACCACACACACGTCTACCTGGTCCTTATGGGCCGCTACAAGCACTAAGCCGGGATCGAAAACAAACAGCCCTAAATCTTAGGACTACATCTATTCTACCACTACCACCTAAATCACAATTACTTTCTTTTCCTTTATCTGTTGCCGTTGTCGCAAAATCAAACGCAAAACAACATGGCGAGAATAATGGTAGCACAAAAGCAAAAGCGCCCAAACGGAAACGCAAGGGCAAAAGTCATGGGGCCGGCAAGGGCAACAGCAATAGCTGTGCGCCAGCCGGGAAGCAATAATACCCCTATGAAGCGATCTGCCGCATCGCGCTATGCAAATGCCGGCAAAATTGCTGGGGTAGGGAAAATCTCCAAACCAGGTGTCGACTGGTTGAAGGCGGC